CGTGTTTAAACAAAAACGCCAGGGGCCATTTCGCAATCAAATCAGCAATGGGCGGGCGCCAGGCGTATTTCCAAACAAATATGAAAATGGGAGTTTTCAAATCAGCCGCCAGAATTGGGAAGAAATATCCCGGCGTGAGGATTTCCCCGTAAGCAAGGTAGACGTTCGCGCCTTTAGTAGATGGCGGAACGTATTGCACAAAGCACCCTGATCACCCTCAGGGATAATCTGGTCACGGCATACACGGCAATATCCACAAGCCCCTCGGCAAGTTACACCCTGGGAGATCGCACCTTTGTCTATTCCTCCCGCAAAGATTTATGGGCTGAGATTGAAAACCTGGAACGCCTGATTGCAATGCGTTCAACAAGCCTAAAGGCGCACGGCAAAAACCGAGTGGATTTTGAAAAATGGAATTGAAGGTTTGGAATAGAGCAAAAAAAGCGGCCCGGATTTTGTTCGGATATGATGCCGTTGTTTCAAATCGTTACCGGAAGGCGAAGGGCTATCACCCAATCCGGGATGAGAATGTTGAGCTTTCAGCTTTTGACCGGGATGAGCTTGTGGGGAATCTGCTCAACATGAAGCGGAACAATCCCATCGTAAAAAGCATTTCCAGGCTGAAGCGCACCGACGTTGTGGGCTCAGGGATAAAGCCACAACCCGCCAGCCCGAATGAAAAATATAACGAACAGATTTTGGACCTATGGGAGGAATGGAGCAAGGCGCCGGAAATCACCGGGATGATGAACATGACGGAGCTCCAACAGGAGATTGTGGATGCGCCGCTTTTCTTTGGGGATATAGGTTTGCTCTATTTGGATAATGGGCAGATTCAGGTTTTTGAGGGGTCGCGGATTGGGTCGCCGATGGGCAGCACCGGATTCAATGAGGATGACCCGGACAAAAACGGCGTCATCGTTAATGACTACGGCCGGCCGATTGAATACCAGGTTGGGCAGAGGGTGAACGGGGTTTTGACCAATGTGGTGAATGTGCCGGCTTCTGACTTTTCCCTCTACATGAAACGGATGCGCCCAAGCCAATGGCGCGGCGTTCCTACCCTGGCGGCCTCAGTCAATACACTAATGGACGTGAGTGAGTACGAACAAATCGAAATGATTGCCGCGAAGGTTTCGGCCAGTTTATCAGCGGTTATAAAACGGGAAGGGTCCGTAAATTTTGAACTGGCCAACCGGGCGCCGGAAAACGAACAGGATACCGAGGGGCGTTTGGAAAACTTTGAGCCTGGCACGTTTCACTATCTGGAGCCCGGGGAAGATGTTTCAACAATTGCTCCCAACGGCCGGCCCAATGTGGACGGCATTCAATGGCTGGCTTTTGAGCTCCGAAAGGTGGGCGCGTCAATCGGGGTGCCTTATGAATTTATGCTGGGCGACATTGGCGGCAGTTCATTCAGCGCCAGCCAGGGCGTTGTGATGCAGTATCAAACCAACGTGGAGGAGGAACAGAATTGCCTCATCAGCTTATTGCATCGGATCTATCGGTGGCGGGTTTCTAAATGGGTTGCGGATGGGGATCTGTCAATTCCGCCTGAAGTGAAAAAACCGTTTCAGGTACGATTCCAGCCACCCCGATTCCGCTGGATCAACCGGAGCAGCCAGGTCGAATCTGATTTGAAATATGTAGGGCTCGGCGCCATGAGCCTGGACGATGTGGCCAGTAGCTTTGGGGATTCAGCCCTGAACATTATGCGCCGCAAAGCTCAAAACATTGCGGATGCCAAACAGGTGGCGGAAGAATTTGGTGTGAGTGATTACCGGGAAATCTTCAATCAGCTTCCCACGTTTGCAAACGCCAATTTCACCGAGCTCACGGAATTGCGGGAGGATATACCGCTGAAACCGGAAAGCCCGGAAATCGAAAAAAACCAAAACGGAGATCCAATATAATGAGAAAAAAATTCTGGGACTATATGCACGCCCCGACCCCAAAAAAGTTGGCAGAGTTAACAGGCGAAGAACAGGCATTTGCCGAAACATTAGCCACCCAAGACAAATGGCCGGACGGCCAAAAGAAGGGCGGCGCCCCGGCCCCGGCTCCATCTAAAAAAACCAAATAAGATGTCAGCACCTTCTGCCATTGCTGTTGAGCTCGCCACCTCGAAAAATGACCCGGGCTTTGACCATGCCAGGGATTTAATTCGGGAAGGCAAGTTTGTGGAATCTGCCAAGTGGAGCGGCCCAAAGGCCATCACCGCTAATAGATATATTGAAAAAAACGGCTGGGAAGATTTTGGGAAATGGTTCCTGGGGAAAGACCCGGAATTTGACCCCGAGACTAAGGCGCATTGGAAATATCCCTTCACCAGTGATTTCAAGAATGTGAGCATCAACGGCCTGAAGGCCATTAGAAGCCGCGCCGGCCAAACTGAAGAAACGGAAATCTTCAATGCTGCCGGGAAGCTTTTGGACATGGCAACAGACGATGAGGAAATGGCGTCTGCCCTGACCGGCACCAGCACGTTTTCAAACTTTTGCTTGGAAGCTCAAAGCCCATCAAAGGTTGACCGGGAGGCGGGCCGCATCGAAGGCATCTCAATCATTTCATCCGGTGAAGCCAAGGGGCATCACATGATGATTTCACAAAAGACCTTGGAATCTTCAATCACCCTTCTCCTCGGGAAATCGCTCCCTGCCTACGTTTCCCACGGCGGCGCCTCTGGGGATCGGCTGTTAACTGAGGCCGGTTACTTTTCGGAATTCTACCGCGACAAGGACAAAATCAGGGCAAACAAATTTGTGGCCTTGGAAAGCTTCAAAAAATATGAGGCTGAAAAATATGAGCGGCTTTTTGAAATTGCCGAGGTGGCGCCGGAATCCTTTGGGGTTTCGATTGTGTTTGAAGGCCAACTATTTTGGGAAATGGCAGACGGATCAGAAATGGGAATGGATGTTGGTTTTGAGGCGCCGGAAAATGCCCGGTTCAGTGTGCCCACAGTCCGGCCCCTGGCAATTACCTCCGCCGACTTTGTGGATACCCCGGCAGCGAACGGGGCTCTGTTCAGCGCTAAGGTAGACAATTCGATAATTAGTAGAGAGCAGAGCACCATGAAAACTTCTAAAAAGAAAAAAACAGTAGTCGCCCTCGATGAGTCCGCGTCCGAAGCGCATGAGGCCGCTGTGGCCGCCGAGGAAGGAAAAATTGCGCCAACTGTCCCGGCGCCGGAACCCAAGCCAAAGAAGAAGACAAAGAAAAAACTGGCTGAGCAGGATGAGGAGGACCGCGAAGATGAGGAGCGCGGCGAGGAAGATGAAATTGCCAAGGAAGACCAGGGCGAAGAAGAAGCCCAGGAAGATGATGCCGCTGAGGATCGGGATGACGATGAGAAACCTGAAGCCGATGAGCTAGAGGAGCTTGAGGAGCCTGATAATGAATATCAGGAAAAAATGCGCGCTGCTGTTGAGGAACTCTATTCCCACATGGAAGCTGCACTGAACCGCTTGCGTGAAGTCATGGACATGACCGGGGTGCCGGATACCAGGGCTGAAGCTTCCGAAGATGGCGAATCAACTGCCCTGAAGGCCCGGGTTGAGGAACTTGAAAAACTTAGCCAGGGCACAGCCCCGATTGCTGAAAAAGCCGGCTCGGCTTTCACCACTCTCAAGGATGCCAAAAAGCATCTCATCTCAAAACATTTAGAACAGAACCCCAACGACAGCCGGAGCACGGCAGTTCTGGCGATCGCAAAAACAAATCCCGAACTATTCAAAAACAACTAACCCACTGAAATATGTCTACGACTACATTCAACACAGGCAACCGCACTTTCGAGGCGACTGCCGTCGCAATCCCCGCTTACAGTTTAGTGACTGTGGACTCCAGCGGGACAATCTCCGTAAGTGGCGACAATGCCACCGAGCAATGTATCGGAGCAGTCACTGAGGATGTGGCCGCCTCTGCTTATGGCAGCGTTCAAATGCTCAACACCGGGGGCACCATTCAGTTGATAGCCGGCGGCGATACAATCGCGGTGGCTGCCACTGTGTATCTGGACGGCAGCGGTAAGGTCGGCACCGATACCACAAACACGAAAATCGGCCTGGCGCTCAAGGCATCATCCACCGATGGCGATGTGATTGAAGTGATTCCCCACCAAACATTCTTAGCATAAGGAGAAAAAAATCATGTCTGTATTTGCATCATCCACAGCGAGTTTCAACCCCATCATCAACGAGGCAGTCAACGAGGTTGACCGTCAGGAGTTTGTGGGCACACGCATTTTGCCGGTTCAGGGTTCTGATACCCAGACGGGCAAATATGTTTTGATCAAAGGAAATCAATTTGAAAATGATATTTCCAAACCCCGTGCAGCCGGCGCCAACTTTGCATCGGCTTCAGGGGAATATGAGAGCGCTAGCTTTGAATGTGTTGAATATGGAGTGGAAAATTCCCTCGATGATTTAGACATCGCCAATGCTCAAACGGATGCCCTCCTGGACATTGCCACCGTCACCGCCAACCAGTTGGCAGATGATTTGATGGTCGGCCATGAGTTGCGCGTTGCAACGGCACTTAGTGGCGCCAGCTTCACTTCTACGGCCGCCACGGCCGCCATGAGTGTTGTGGCAACCGCCACGCCCATCGCGGACATCAACAATGCTGTGATGCGCCTAAATGCCAACGGCATATTCCGGGGGATTCATTTGGTCATCGAAGCGAGTCTGTACCAGGAAATGCTGCAGACTGACGATATGAGAAACCTCATCAACGGCAGCGGTACCTTTGCCTGGGCCACCGATCAGGTCGCCAGGGTCCTGGGCGTGGATGATGTTGTGGTTTGCAATACGCGATACAATTCAGCAGCCAAAGGCCAAAGCCGCACCACGACAAAAATCTGGCCTACCGCCAGCTACTACGTCGCCAGCCTGGGCAATGGCCCATTCTCAAACGGGGGCATCGGCCGAACCCTGGCGTACAATGCGCGGGGCGGTCAGTTTGTCTCGGAGACATACCGCACCGAACAACCGCCCGCCAGCGTTGTCCGGGTGCGCAACTGCGTTGATGAAATCATCATCAATGCCAATGCCGGCGAAAAAATCACCGGAGCTTAAATGCCAAGGGGATAACCGCTAGGGGATAACACGAAACCCCGTCCCGACCTTCCGGGGCGGGGTTTTGTTTACACATGGCCAGCGTAACGACCAGCCAACTGTCATCTGATTTGGATTTCGCCAATAACGATTTCCAAGTCACTCTCACCACTGTCACTCCCTCCTCAAGTGTCGGGGTGGAATTTACCGCATCCCAGGAGGCTCTCCGCGAGCGGTACGAAGTAGAATTGAACGGCCGCGAGCAGATGGTGGATCAGCGGTTTTTTATCAACATCAATGGGGTTTCAACTTACCCGTCGAAGGGGTGGGTTTTAACCGCCGGCTCCCGGTCTTACAAAGTTTGGGAATCGTCAATAGGCAATGGCGGTGTGCTTCTCACAATCACTTGCATCAGTCGTTACCAGGGAGACAACTAATGGCCGCCACTGATCTCAACGACCTGAACAATTTTGAATATCACTTTGAAACCGCTGCCGCGACTTTCCTCAATACAGATACCGGCCTGGATGTATTCCGCACCGTTATCGAGGACAGCCTGACCGCGCCCCGGTTAGAGATTCAGCTTTTTGTGGATGCGGCGATGGAGCCCTTTGCTCCGCGCAACGGCGGTGCCTCATCATCCACCCAAGACTATCGGGCTTATTCAGGCGTTTTTCAATGCCGGGTCATTACCGATAATGCGACCGGGGGCGCGGCCGATCACTCCACATATCGATCTAAGGTTCGCACGTCCCTCATGCGTTCGGCCTCAAATTGGTTTGGCGGGGGGGCAGGGGGAACCCTGGCGGGAACCGGAACCATTGCAAACGGCGCAACATATTTGACCGGCACCGGGACGGCCTTCACTACTCAACTTGAAGTCTGGGACCGCTTCACAGTTGACGGCAATGCGTTTGCTGTTTCCTCCATTGTTTCAGATTCAGAGCTCTATGTGACGACAGCCGCCGGGGGGGCGTATAGTGGCACCCTCGCATTGAGTGCATCAAATCTTCCTTATTACGATGTGAAAAAACTAATGCCGGCCGCCGCTGATTATGAGGTGGATGGCGATATGAATGTGACGCAATTGATGTACGAGTTGACCTTTGAAATCCGAGACGATGCCTGGCCGACGTAAGGTAGACGTTTCGCCCTTTAGTAAGAAGCAGCACTGATGCTGCTAAGGCTTAACCGGCCTCACTTGCACACAGGAGAAAAAGGGAGAAAAGAAATCATGGCCATTACTTCAGACGGCACTCAATCGTTCGGAATCCAGGACAGCCCGGTAACAATCAACTTAGTCACCTATGTTTGCGAATCTATGTCATTCACCTACGGCTCAAACCGTGTTGATGTAAACGATTCTAACGGTGAGCCCCTGGGCTCAGTAGTGGTACCCAACCGAGTCGAATTTTCAGCGTCATTGCAATATGCAGCGGGAACAACGGCGAACCCCACCATTGGCCAGGAGATGGTCACAAGCTCAACCAACGGCCGGAATAATTCAACTTATGTCATCACAGAAGTGGGCGACGCCCAAAGCTCTGGCGACTATGCGAAGTGTTCAGTTAGCGGATACGAAAAAATTAACTGATGGAAACGGCTGCTGAGGTTTGGACACGGTTCAAACCAAAGCTGGCCGATGCGCGGGAAAAGGATCGGGCTCAGGTTGCGCTTTCGTTTTTGCCAATAATTGTCCCGCTCGGCCGCTTTGAGATTGCGCCGCTGACAATTGAAAGACTGCTCTGGTTGGAGCAGATAAATTCTCCTTTTGTCACGGGCGAAATCGAACCTACCAAAGAAGATGTCCTGGCGTTTCTGTGGATCAATTCACCAGGCTTTCGGGTGGGTGAATGGGCAGGGAAAAAATTCTGCTGGAATAATTACCTTATCGATTGGCGAAAATACGCAAACCTCATTGCCGAGTATATGGTGGCCGTGGGTGAAAATATGGGCTCGGCCGATGAGGGAGGGATTCAGCCTAATTGGCTGCCGGAACTGATTGACGCATTTGCCAGCCAATACCATTGGACATCGGATGCCATTATGAATATGCCCATCGAGCGCGCCTGTATTCTTTCCAAGGCAATGGTGCACCGAACCAGCGAGGGGAAAAATTCATCAAGCTTCAGCCCTAACGCCGATCAGGTCCGGGCTGATATGATTGCTGCAATCGCAGAGGCACAAAAGGAGAATCATGGCGGGTAAAGTTTTCTCAGTCACGGCCATCTTGGGGGTGAACAGTAAAAGGCTGGCGGTGGGATTAAAAGCGGCAGCGGCGCGGATGATTGGCTGGGCGCGAACAGTCATGGCAAAGGTCGGGAGGCTAATACGAAACGGGATGCTGGTTGCCGCCGGCGCTGTGGCCTATTTCGCATACAAATCTATTCGCGAATTTTCAGGCTTTGAGAAGGGGATGAATGAGGTTTTCACCTTGGTCCCTGGGATGTCAAAAAAAGCAATGGGGCAAATGGGGGATCAGGCTTTGGCCCTGGCTAAAAAAATGGGAGTGATTCCAGATGAGGTTGTCCCGGCTCTTTACCAGGCACTCTCGGCAGGGGTTCCGCCGGCCAATGTTTTCAAATTCATGGAGACTGCTATTAAGGCCAGCAAGGCCGGCGTCGTGGATATGAAAACGGCTGTGGATGCTCTATCCACGGTGACAAATACTTACGGGCTCGCAAACATCAGTACCGCCAGGGCTGCCGATATGATGTTTGAAACTGTGAAAATGGGCAAAACCACATTCGGAGAATTGGCGGCGACCCTTTACAATGTGCTCCCAATTGCCAATGCAGCCGGCGTGGGCTTTGAACAAATATCAGCGGCCACGGCTGCCATGACTTCTAAAGGTGTCCCGACTGCCCAGGTGATGACCCAACTCAAGGCGGCCATTCAGTCAATCATTGCCCCTTCGACCCGGAGCGCCAAGTGGTTTGCCAAATACGGGCTGAACGTAAAGGAATTGGGGAAGGTCATGGCCGGCCCTGGCGGACTGGTCAAAGCCATGAACATGATAAAAGTGGCAACGAATGGCGATATGCAAGCCATGAGGAAACTGCTGGGATCGGTGGAGGCAATCAGCGCTGTATTAACTTTAACCTCTGACGGGGGCAAGCAATTCAACACGGTCCTTGCCGGAATGACCAACAATGCCGGCCAAGCAAATACTGCTTTTGCTCAAATGGATAAAGGCTTGGCGCGGTCATTTGAAAAAATGCACGCAGCCCTGAAAGTGGCCATGATTAAATTTGGCAAAGCCCTTGCCCCTTTGATTCATCAAATCACCCCAATTTTCATGCGCATCATTGCCGGCATTGATTCCATAAACTGGGCAAAAATCATCAATGGATTTGCTCGGGTTTGGCATATGGGTTTGAAACCTACATTTGATGCTGTGGGGAATGCTATTCGCAGTATGCCCTGGCAAGACCTCTGGAATTTCCTTCTTCCCATTGCCAAGATGATAATCATATCAATTCAGAGAATCGGGAAAATTATTGTGGGACTGACTCCAATGATTATTCCCATGCTATCCGTGTTGGCTGGCTACTTTGCTTTCCTCTATACAAAGTTTTTCTTTCTCATTGCATTCCTCGCCAAGATGGCACCTCAAATTGGTTTGGTTTTCAAGGATGCTTTTGAAATTATTAGGGCTGTCATGTGGTTTTTGATAAACCCAACAGCGGCAAAATTCGAGTGGCTTCTGGGGTTTCTAAAGCAAAAGTTTTCTGGTTTGGGCGGCGCCGTTCGTGGGCTTTTTTTGAGGCTTTGGGAAGTCATTAGGGGAACAGTGGGGCAAATTGTGACGGGGGTGGAAAACGCTTTTTCGAAATTGGTAAAATCCATTTTTGATAAGTTTGGGAAGTTGCTTCACTCAATCCCCGGCTTTACTGACGCCCTCGCCGCTTTGGTAGCCGCTTTCAAAATTCTCAAACATGAAATTATGGGGGAGATTAGCGCGCTCATTGGGGCATACAGAGATATGACCGGGGCGGTGGGGGAAAATGTGAAAGGTACGGTGTGGTGGCGCCAGGCTTTGGAATACCTGGGCGAATCTTTGGGACAAATTATTGTTCTATCTGTGCTGCTGCTTACGGCTTTGTTGAAGGTTGTGGGGGTGATTGCGAAATTTACTTTGCGCCTAATAACCGAACTGGCGCCGTCATTGTCAGAGTTGCTGCCGTTGGCTTTCAAAATAGCGGCCGCCTTCATCTACTTTTTTATCGAAGGACTCAAAGCGTGTATCGCATACATTACCGGTATGCTGAATGCGATAATGATGTTAGAGCCGGCCTTTTTGTTTATTGCCTCAATCATTTCGGGTTTTGTCATGGCTGTCGTGGAGGGACTGAAGGCGATCTGGGTTTATTTGAAATACTTTTATCTTGGGGTAAAACATATCCTGGCAGAATTTTCAGAGGCATTCGTTATCTGTTTTTATGGCATCAAGGATATGATTGTATGGGTCATTGATTTTATCATTGGCCTTTTCAAAAAGCTGAAGGATTTTGTTTACTGGGTTCTTTTCGGGGGCACTATCACAAAAGATTTCAAAAGGGCTTTTGAATTTATTGAAAAGCTAGTGAGAGCGGTGCTTGAAACAATTTTCAAAATCTTCCAGACGTTCAAAGAAGTGGTCGGGGTAGTGCTCCAGGGCATTGCCGATATTTTCACAATCGTTTTTGATGGCATTGTGAATGTAGTGGAATCAATGGGCAAAGCAGTTGAGCGCGTTTTTGATTCGATGGGGCGCCTAGTGAAAACGCTCCTCCAGGCTTTCACCAACATGGGGAAAGTGATTGAAAAGATTTTTGGCAAAATTATGGAGATCGGCGGGAAGGCTTTGGAGTTGGCTGGCAAAGCAGTCGGCGCCGTGGGGGGCGCAATCGGGGGGGCGTTGGAATGGGCCGGGGTTGGGGGTGGGAGTGGAAAAGGGAGGCGCGTGGCAGCCCAAATTACGACCGGCACCTTGCGCACCAGTTTGAAGCCCATTGTTTCAAAACTGACCTCAATGGATGGCACCTTGAAATCAATCGACCGCACCTTAAAAGGGCGGTTCACAAACCAATAGAGTAAAAATGGCAATCACATATGATGCACCGGGGGTGGGACAAGATGGATACCCAGATTTCCAAACACCGATTCCGCTATATTGGACGCGCTGGAAATATCCCCTTCAACAGTACGGAAATTTTACAGCAATCATTTTCGGTCGAACCTATGCCCAGCAGCAAGCGTATTGGACCGCCGAAGCATTGGACACGGAGGATCCATACAACAGCGGATTTTATCTTTACGAGGAATCAACGCCGGAATACTCGCAGACCGGGGGGATGTTTCAATGGATTCGCTGGAATGCAACCATACCAAGTGCATTTGATACTTACTCATTTGGGGCCGTGACCTTTCCTGGCTACTATTCAGAATGGAATGCAGATGCGCCGGTTTCGCCGGCCACAAGTGTCTACCGGCCGCCCCTTACTAAAATCGTCCGGATCAGGGAGCGCCATGAATACGTGATGAGCACAACGCCCTGGTCAACATTCACAGTGATCCCGGCACAACTAATTCAAACGGCAACAATGGCATACGTGAACTATGTCGATGATAACACAATCACCAATGCCGGGGCATTGTCGCCAAGCTCAGCAACACCTCCAACCCTCACCTATGCGGAATATAAAACCAAGGTGGACGGGACGGCTACCGATACAGAATTTGTCTGCAAAGATGCAGAGGTAAAAAGAGCATATGGCGCTGGGAACATTTGGGAGATGATCACATATTATGCTGAGGCTGAATAATGAGTGATAACATTATTGAGTCCTCAAATGTCGGGGCCACTCCCAACAATGCTTATCTGTTCGGGGCTTCATTTCAGAAGGGCACTTCACCGACCCTCCTTGATTCGGCTGAGGCGCAGCGGGTCAAGCGGTTCATTGAAAATATCGTATTCAGGTCCATATCTGAAATCACCACTGGCGCCCCTGACGCAAATAAATTCAAACTCAATTTAGACAACACGAATCAGGTGACATTTGAGTTGGATTTGCGGACCGCCTTGGAATGCGACCCTGACCCGAAACTGACGGCAGATTTGATTTTATTAGATCACGGAATTCGGGCAACCCGCCCAGGGGGTTCCGGGGCCGGTCCTTACTTCTACCAGTTTGAACAGGATGGGTTCACAGTGGTTCCCCAAAATTGGCCGGCGACAACGACTGCCGGCAACGGTGGAAAAATCCGGCTTGGCTTTGGTTCAGAGTCGGCCGGTTTTATGGCCCAGGCAATGACCGGGGATTGCATTTGGACATTGCCGGCAGCCGATGGGACGGATGGCCAGGTGCTTTCAACGGATGGGAGTTTCACCATGTCCTGGATTGATGCGGGGGGAGGGAGTGGCAGCGGCACCGTCACTAGCATCACACCCGGCGCCGATACGGGCACAGGGACGGCCATAACAACGGCGGGGACCATCACTATTGCTGGCGGAACAAACTGCTCCACAAGCGTCTCAGGGACAACAGTGACCATCGATGCAACTGGGGGCGGCACCGTCACAGAAATCAATTCGCTGAATGGCGTTTTCATTGATGTGGCCACTGATCCCGTTTCAGGGATTTCGGTAACAGGCACAGTCTCAGCGGATCTCTCAGCAACGGGAACAGCAGACGCGACAACATTTTTGAGGGGAGATAATACCTGGGCAACACCATCCGGGGGCTCAGGCACGGTCACAAGTATCACGGCAGGGGTTGGCCTTGATGGCGGCACGATCACGACCAGCGGCACAATTGATTTGGCGGATACCCTGGTGATTGCTGGCAGCTATACCAACACAGATTTGACGGTAGACCAGCAAGGCAGAATCACCTATGCGAGCAATGGAAGCGGCGGCGGCGGGAGCGGTACTGTCACTAGCATTACCCCGGCCGCAGATTCAGGCACAGGCACGGCGATAACGACTAGCGGCACCCTCACCTTCACTGGCGGAACAAATTGCACCACGAGCGTCTCAGGCACCACAGTGACCATAGATGCAACCGGCAGCGGCACAGTGACAAGCATTTGTGTCGAGGCTGACAATGCTGTCGGCAGCCCCTGCATCACAACAAGCGGCACAATCAAACTCACCGGCGGCACAAACATTGCCACCAACGTGATCGGCAATGAGGTTACAATAAATAACACGGGTGGAACAGTCACCAGCATCGCAACAAGTTCCGGGTCCTATGTAAATATCAGCGGGGGATTGATAACGACCAGCGGCACAATCACCGCCGATCTGTCCGCAAGTGGTTCGCCCAGCAGTTCGCATTTTTTGTGCGGGAATAATTCATGGGCAATCCCCGCTTCCAGCTCTGGAACTGTCACCAGCATCACGGCTGGGACCGGGCTGACTGGCGGCGCCATAACGACCAGCGGCACAATAAATTTAGCAAATACAGCGGTGACGCCGGGCAGCTACACAAACACAAATCTGACGGTCGATGCCCAGGGCCGATTGACTGCCGCCTCGTCGGGCAGCTCCAGCGGAGGGGCTCCGGCTGATGCAACTTTTGTGACCCTCAGCACGAATGGCACCCTGACAAATGAAAGGGTGTTGACGGCTGGCACCGGGATCAGTCTGACCGATGCCGGGGCTGGCGGGACTGTTACCGTGGCCGCCACAAATAATGGCACTGTCACCAGTATCACCGCAGGGACAGGGTTGACCGGGGGAACGATTACCAGCAGCGGGACCGTAGCACTGGCAACTTCTGGCGCCACGGCGGGAACATATGGGGATGCCTCCAACGTAGCACAAGTGACAGTAGATGCTTATGGCCGAATCACGACAGTGGCCAATGTCGCCATATCAGGCGGAGGCGGTGGAAGCGGAACAGTCACAAGCGTGGCAATTTCCGGTGGAAACACTGGGTTAGCTTTTACCGGAACACCCATCACAACAAGCGGCACTTTGACTGTCGCAGATACATCGGTGCTGAAAGCTGATTATGGCGGCACAGGGCTGGGGGCATCCAGTTACACCGAAGGGGATTTGATTTATTGCTCGGGCGTCACTTTAGGTGTGCCGACCTTGGACGTGCTGGCAATGGGCTCGGCAAGCACGGTGCTTTCAGTTTCAAGCGGACCAAGCGCATCACTCGCTTGGAACTCCGTGAGCGGGATGGCTCAAACCGAGCACAAATTTTACGCAGATGATGGGTCCTATGAAACTCTAGGGCTGGGCGATACCAGTGTCACTTTCACTAGTTCGGACGGGAGCATTGATACATCAATCGGAACCGGCACAATTGATTTCACAACGGGCGGCGGCCCATCGGATAAGGCGTTGAAAAAGAACGTCGAAAACCTAACCGGCGCCCTGGCAAAAGTTGAGGCGCTCAGGCCGGTAGAGTTTGAGTGGAATGAGATGGCCAAACGGGAAGTAAAAAAAGAGGGCCATGATATTGGCCTGATTGCCCAGGAGGTTGAAAAGATTATTCCGGAGGTTGTGGGCACCAGGAAAGATTTCAAAACCTTGGATTATGATAAGCTCACCCCGGTGCTGATTGCCGCCGTGAAGGAATTGAGCGCCGAGGTAAAAGATCTGAGGGAAAGGCTGTTTGATATGGAGCACAGCCAGCAATGAGCGGGCAAGGTAGACGTTTCGGCTATTAGTAAAAGGGCAAATGGAAATCATTGAACTAATTCAAGGAGGCATGGCGCTTGCCGTGGCGGGTTGCGGATTCTTCATCAAACGCATTTTAGCAATGCTGGATGATGGGCAAAAGCGAATGAACCAAATTGAAATTGAGCTGGCAAGGATGAAACAAAGCGAACACGATATGCGTGAGACGTTGGAACGGATTGAAGAAAAATTAGATACACTTTTATTAAAAAGATGACGACCGTTCAGGCATTATTAGTGGGGGGGCTGGCAGGGTTTGTTCTCGGCAGCCTGTTGTGGATGCTCCTGGGGATTGGCCTTGGCCTTTTACAAAATGGAATTGAAGGGGCACTCCGGGAAAAATTAGAAATAGACGACAAAGGGGAATCCACAAAATGATGTTGACCGCCAACAGGTCACAAACGGAGAAAAATAAAATGGCAGCAAAAAAAACAGCGAAGCCCATCACATCAACTAGCAAACCCGAAACACAAAAGCCCGGAATCCGAAGCACGGAATTTTGGCTGTGTTCTCTTTGTGCGCTCCTCTCAATCTTGTGGGGTGCCGGGGTCCTGGATTTGGGATCTGATGCAGATGGAAATGTGAACCGGGCGGCCGGACTCATTGCCGGCGCCCTCAGTGCGTTGGGTTATGGGGTGAGCAGAGGGCTCGCCAAAATGAACCCCAATAAATGACAGCTTTTTTCAAGGCGTTGCTTTCACTCCTCTCGGAGTTAATCAAAGGCCGGGCAAAAAGAAAGGACACCGCCGGAGATGCTGAAACACCTGAAACTTTGCGTGAGCGTTGGCGCCGCCACATACGCGATGACATTGATGAGTTGCGTGACTAGCCCGGACGTGATCTTTGTGGATACAACTCAGGATGTGATCCGTCTGGCTGACGATGTTGAGGGCCATGTGTACTATCAAAAAGATGGTCGATGGGTCCGGTCACATAACAAGGTGAAGCTGCCGGCCGGATGGTATGCCGGCGGCTTGCCTCCTGAGTAATTTAGCCCGATGCCTCGGGCGCACATGGGGTTCCTTGACCTTCCCCCATGTGACCCCTTCACCTTCCCCCAGGTGAGGGGGTTTTTTGTGGAGAAAAAAAAAGGGCCGCGCCGGTACCGGCCGGAAAACCGGCACAGCCCCTTTAGGAACATCGACAAGATGAATCATCGACGGCGGCAAAATACGTTTTCCATTCTGCAAAAGCCAACTCAAAAAAAATGAAAGTTTATTGAACTACATGGCCGCTATGCACGTCTATTAAGGCGTGGGAAAAAAGCGTACCGTGTACGCACCCACTAGGAACACAACAAGATGAAAAACAAAAAAACGACAGCGCCGAAAAAACGAAGAACCGCACGAACTAAAAAAGAGGCCACCTTTATGGAGGCACTCAGGTTCAGCACTCTTAAGCTCAGCAATGAGTGGAAAAAGCGGATCAAAAGGGAGTGGAGGAAACTCGGCCCCTACTACCGGTTTAAGGCGAAGATTTGTTTAATCGGGGCAACGTCGATTGCCTGTTGGTACTCTATCTGATAGAGGTTCAGGGAGGGGGTGAAAGCCCCCTCCTTTTTTATTTCCTTCTCTTTTGGGCAAAGTTTTTTTTGCCCCGATCCCCCACGAATAATGGACCCAAACAGCCATGCCTTAAATTAAATGAAAAAAAAGCTTCCCATGCACAGCGGCTATGCACTAAGGTTTGACCAGTGACAGGAACACAAAACAAGATGAATTCGAACGACCAACGGCCAAGCCAAAAGGCCACTAAAGTTTTTGGCGAAACTCAACTCCGGAACGCATTTCATGCGGTGCGGGATTCCAAAGATTGGAAAAACCCAATCGCCCAGGTCATCGATCCCGAAGTGTGGCCGGTGGAGATGGTGCGGGCAGCGGTGGAATTCTACACGGCCACCACCATTACGGTGGAGCCTATCCAAAACAGCCATCGCGTTTACGTGACGGCGCCAGGATACAGGAACGGTCCCGCCTGGTAGATTTTAACGGGGCGCCCTACGGGGCGCCCCATAACCAAAGGAACAAAACAAGATGAAAAAAGAAAACTACCAAGCCACACCGGCAATCGTAAAATCAGTTCGCTACCCAGGAAAGACCATCGGCGAAACAATCGACATTCTCGCCGAAGCATTCAGTGGCGAAGCAGATTTCCACGGCCTGTTCATTTTAGAGCAAGCACTGGAAAAGGCCAAAGAGATGAGGAGCCAACAGCAGCGCCTCGACGAAGCCGCTGCCATATTCACCAAAGCCAAAGCCTCTTTGCAAAACTAAATCCCAAAGGGAAAAATGACCTTGCAAATTACAAAGCCGCCATGCACTATCCGGGCAGGAGGAATTATGAGCATGAGCAAAAAGAAAACAAAACCCGACGTGCCACCGGCCGTTTCAAAGTACATGGCAGACATGGGGCGCCGGGGCGGCACCGCAAACAAAGGGAAGCCAGGCCGGAGTGAAATCTGCCGCAAAGCGGCTCAGACCAGGTGGGCAAAGCACCGGGCGAAAAAGGCTGCTGAGGAGGAGAACGCATGAGCGAAAATGAAAACAGTCGCAAAGACTCACTCGGCCCTCGCCCGCAACCCAGGGAAGATTTAACCCCTGAGGAGGATGCTGCCGAGTTTAAGCGGATGGTTGCTGAACTGGACGGCCATACCACGGGCGCCCAACGGCAAGTGTGGTGGTTCGCACGGGACTCAGGGATGACGGTAGAACAATTCACGAAGGCCCATTGGTGGGTTCGGGCGGGGTTTAACAACCGGACCCTGGATCTGTTCTGGAAATTGTGCCAAAACGATGATCCCGCCCACAAGAGTCTGGATGGCTTTCTGGATGCGTGTAGGAATGATGAACTCATTCGCTATCGGAACATCGGCCCAGTGACAATCAAACAGGCGCTGAAGGTGCTTGGCTACCAGCGAAGGCGCACAAGGTGCAAACTTTGTGGAGCGTACAATTCGCCCGAGCTCCACGGGTATAAGGGGGGCAAGAAAGTGGACCTGTACAAAGTCGCCAAAAGTGCACTTGATGAGGAGGAGAACGCATGAGCGAAACCGTTACCAGTTTCGTTACCAGTTTTGGGGGGGTGCATAGGGTGGCAAAGGGTAGCAATGGCGGCACGTTTTTCAAATTCCCTAGGAAAAGTATGGTCAAGGGTAGTGAAGGGGTGCGTGCCCTCCTGATTACGGATCAGGAGGTTGGGGGTTCGATTCCCTCAGGGCGTACCATTTCCATCCCTGTTTTTCCAAGCTCACCCGCATTTCCCACCGCCGGCCCTTGTGGCCGTTACCAGTTTAGTTACCAGATTTGGGGAAAAAGATGGGGGCAACAATTAAGAAAAAAGCGTTGAAGCGTGTAACACAATAGGACAATAAACAAACCCGTGCGGGGGCACGAAAACGAAAGGTCAAAAAAATGAAGGTTGAAAAAAAGCACCTGCAACAGAGGGGAAACAAAAAATGGTGGCTTAGGATAAGTCCAGGCCCAGGCATTCCAAGACTGCAACAGGTTTTAGAAACAGAGGCGGCGCCCAACAAACACGGGACTCCTCCCAAAGCTGTTTTCAAGGAAGCAAATGAACTGCTGGCAAATGCCGTTTTGGGTTTTGATGAAGTAGTGGCACAAGCCAAACTCCGAAAAGAACGGGTGCCGTTGCTTCAGGAAATCATCGACCATTACCGGGGCCACAGCCGGGTCAAAAACAATCTCAAAAAATCCTCCATCAATGCCAACATCAACAGCCTCACGAAACTGGTGGCGCTGGTCTACGGGATTGAGACGCCCCTGAACCAAAAGCCTGGCAGCCATATTGCCAAGCGTCTCCGCAGAAACTCAGTGAAGGTGGGCGGGTCAAAGGAGGCGGCAAAATATCGTGAGGAGCAAGTGGGCAAACTGCCCATGACCATCCTCACGGGGGACCTGGTGGATCGGTATGTTGATTTAAGAATTGCTGAGGGGCCAGACATTCTCTCGCATGAAGTCCGGCCGGCCCATTTAGAATCTAAAGGCGGTGAGCTTTCCGGGCCTGATTTGAAGCGCATTCAAAGTTCAATCCGGACAGAGCTTGCCCAGGCACGGGGGATGTTTGCCCATGCCTCAGCCCAGGTCAAAAATCTGATTTGCCCGATCGAGGGAATCTATCAAAAGTTTCGGCTGCCCGATTCCCTGATGGAATTTAAAAAGCGATACACATTCAAAAAGCCTGGCAAGGTGGACTATGCGGTGCCCACCGCCAGGGAGCTTGGCAAGTTGTGGAATGGGATGCCCCAACTCAAAGCGGAGCAGCCTGAAGTTTACAAAGGTTTCAAGCTGGCGGCCGATACCGGGTTGCGCCTGGACGAACTCCGTTTTCTGATGTGGGATCAAATCCAGGAAAGGACAGAGGGGGTTTTTATTACAGTCAAAGACAACGGCGCCAATGCCGGCACCAAGTCGGGCAATGAACGGCCCGTGAGAATCTGCCAGGGGCTTTATGAGGAGCTTATTGATATGGAAACAGATGAGACGTATGTGATCGGGGGCACCCATGAATTCAGAAGATGGCAGCTTGGCAAAGCGGTTTCAGCTTACATGAGATCCAAAGGCTGGAAGCGCCGGATGTGCATTCACGAGCTCCGCAAATGGTTCGGCGCAATGGTGGCCGACAGGACGAAATCTCTGGTGGCCGTCATGCACATCCTTGGCCATGCCAGCTATGCCACAACCAAGGGCACCTATGAGGCCCTGGTTGAATATCCCGTATATGAGGACATCACGGCCACTTTGCCCGGTGCAGCCGGCGATCCCAAGCCGGCCATTAAGAAGGTCGCCTGATTCGCGCTGTGTATAACATGAGAAACTTTTAACAGAAAAGGCTGGGCGCTTGGGTTGCCCTATGCTACCCAACAG